TCATAATCGTACACGATTTTGCCGTTAGAGGTCGCGCCGATTATAGCTTCGTCGTACTCCGGGTTGTCAAAGACTACGCTGCCGTCGTATCCGGCATCGCTTAGGATTTCTCGATTACTTCTCTCTGCCATATCTGCCCTCACAGCAACTCGTCGAGTTCTTCCGCCCCGACGATTTTATCTACCAGCCCTTTTTCGAGAGCTTCGTCAGAGAACATATACCACTCGTGGCGGACTTTGCTATCATACTCCTCTTCTGTGATTTTGGAGTATTTGAGAATATGCTCCTTGATTCTGTTCTCGACCGCTATGTTGAAGCGCATCTGATCCTGCGCCTTCGAGCCGCTGTTGTACACGAAGCTGGTGCCATCATGGATGAGGTAGGTGGCGCTGGGCATCGCAAATCTTTTGTGGCCGACGATACCTATCAGGGCGCCCATACTGTACAGGTAGCCAAGATTGACGGTATAGACGGGGGTCTTGCTTGTCTGGATAACGTCGATGAGCTCAAAGCCGGCGTCGACCTCTCCGCCGTTCGTCGAAATGTAAAGCACGATGGGGCGTCTTTTTTCGGCAGGCAAGTGTTTGTCCTCGAGGTTATACTTGAGGATGGCCTTAACCGTATCCAGCACGGAATACTGCGAAATTTCTTCGGTAAGATACAGTTTACGGTACTTGAGCTCCTCCGCGTGGAGCAGCTCGAACAAGGTGTATCCCTCGTCTACAATGGCTCGATAGAGGCCTGACATATCGTCGGACGAGCACTCGTCCATTCTCGTCTTGCGACGGGTCAACCCGCGTTTTGCCGAATCGTAGTTGACCAAATCGTGTTTTGGTTTTCTGCTCATATTATGTGCTCCTCCTTCCAGCGCCGCACCGTCTCTTCGAGGTCGTCCAGCGTGCCGCCGTTTTCAATATAGTAATCCGGCGCCATTCCGTCTATGGCGGTCTCCGAGGGGTGCATTTTCTGCTCCCCCGAAAGGGCTCCGTTAAAGCCGGGGCGGGAGACCCTGACGTGAACCGTGTCAAAGCCCGCTTTGCGCATACACTCTATCTCGTTCTTGAAGCGCGTATCGGGAATGATAACGTAATCCCATCTGCCGTCAAAGACGCTCAGCAGGCGGGTGGCGTAGTCTACCCAGAAACTCTCGTCTCTGGCTCTGACTACATCGGTGCCGACGTACTGAAGCATAGTGCGCCCTCTCTCGTCCTTTTTGCCGTCCCACCCGAAATACTGTTTGCAAATGAATTTGAGCAGGTCGGCGTAATGGAATATCATCGAGGTCTTCCCGGAGTCTCTCAGCGCGGATCGCAGCATCGCGGCAGTGGTATCCTTTCCGTGCTGCGCCTTGCCTGATATCAAAATGATTTTAGTCTGTTTCAACCTGTCCCCCTGTGATTAAATCGCTTTCCGGGAGGGTCTCTATCCATCTGCAGAATGCTCTCCACTCGGGAAGCCTGTGGTTTTTTCTCTGTCTGTATATCGTCTTAAGCTGGCGGTAATTTGTCGTCATGCCCGCCGTCAATCTGAACCCTGCGGGGTTGCTGTACAGCACCTCGAGGTACCGTTCTTTCTTCAGTTCTTCGTCCGGCTCATCGTTGTACGCCTTGACCTTTTCTTTCATTATTTCGACTATGCGCGGGTCTACGTATGTACTGTACGCTTTGTCGAGATCGAACCTGGTAATGCGGTGCATGGTGCTCTGGGAGCTTACAAAGTCTATGAAATGGTAGCGCTCGAGCTCTACGTATGCCTTGTTGGAAAAAGTGAGATCGAACTGAACAACGACGCCTGTAAGCCACTGATCGTGGCCCGAGGCGGGGGCGCTCGTGGCGAGTGCCCTGATGCCTTCGGTTATCACAAACCCGGGTTTGGATACGTCTGTGGACATTGGAAACTTGGCTCTGCGAACGCTGTTTTTCAGCCCGTATACCACCGCGTTATCTACGAGCCCCGGAGAGCCCTCTACAACTATTGCGTCAATCATTATCGTATTCCTCCGATTTCTTCCAAAGCATAAGGGTGTCGTATGCTGCGGCGAGCGCCTCGCCCACCAGAGCCCACATTTCATCGTCGGTGATAACCTTGAAGCGGTCGCCCACGAGACGAAGGTCGAAACTCTTATCATCTTCGTCCCACTCGAAATATCCGATAGAGTAGCAATACTCTCTTTCTCCATCCCTGTAGAATCGGACGAAGTCTATCGTCTTATTGCCCTCGTTTTCGTAGAGCTGGACGAGGTGTTTCGGGGTGGCGCGGATGCCGAAGTCTCCTACGCGCCACTGAAATTCAAGCTTATTCTGCGCCATTGGTTTCTCCTCTCTTACGCTTCGCTCGAGCTTCTCAAACATCATCTTCTCCCTCGATCACCTTGAGAGAGTCGATGAACTCGTCGAGCTCGTGCGTGTCGACCGGCGTCGACTCGCTCGGATATGTGAAGCGGCCGGTGAAGTTATTGTCCGGCCATCCATAGGTCTTCACTGGGGTAGCGGTTGTCGTCCACGCATTAGGGTCATAAGTGGTATAATCGATGGTCGTCCACCCATCCGTGTATGGGGTCCCAAACCCATTAGGGGAATAGTTGATTGTAGTATTCAGGTTTGTTATGGGTGTGTAGCGGGTGGTATCAGTGGTAACAAATGAGGGTATCTGGTCAAGCGGGATAGCCGTTATCTCCCCGCCACCGTCAGCCTGATAATATAACTCTTCTGCCATACGTCCTCCTTATAGCTCTGGCTCTCTGACATATATCATGAATGTCGGAGAGTGGAGTTCCAATGAGCGAGAGTGATACGAACCAGACCCAACCCCGTTTATAACGAACTCACAAATGAACCTTCCTCCCCGGTCTATAATGGCGTCCGGGACTAAAACGTATGCTGTGTTGTCCTCTATATTTGCGTCCACCTCAATTACGCCGTCGTCCTCTGAGTTACGTGCTCTGAAGACCACGGAGGCGTCTTTTCCGAAAGAATAATGAGAGTCTCCTTCCATGAACGTTGCCTGGATTGCTCTCGTGCCATAGTCCATGCCGTGCGCCTGAAGACACAGGCCCGTTGTCGCCTTGTATAAATCAAGCGCTATCCTAAAGATTGATGGAATCATGTTTGCCTCCTTATGCCCAATAGATTTTACCGCTCACGACGTAGGCCATCATTTCAAACCCGTCCTCGGCTTCGATGAAGTGGTCTGTCGCCTCGTCGGGAATTTCGACGATGGATAACAGGGCGTGTCTGCCGCTGGCGCCATCGCCGAGTGTTTCGACCACGTTTACCAGGTCGGGATCTGACCGCATACTGTACTCGCTGTACGAGATGCCGTCTTGCAGCATGGCCTGCGCCGCGTCTGAAAGACTAAAAGCACCGTACTGCTTATTCAGAACAAACTTCACTTTATTTAACTCCCTTCTGCATTATAACTCTGTTTAAGTTTTTGTGGAATGTACTCGCAATAAACTCTCGGCTTACCGCGAGTACACTCTCTATTTTCAAGCGTAAACGTGTTCGTACTGCCGCATTGTGAAATACGAGCGGTCGACTGTATACGCTTTACAATATATCAGGTCTCCCTTTTTGACGGGATCTTTTTTGTACACGGTGTTGAAGATTGTGAAGCGGGCTTCTACGCCGCTGCCCACACTCTTCGTCACGATATTGTACCCGAACTGAACCTTGTCCTTCTTTCTCTTGGCCGGGAAGATGTCGAGCACATAGAGCACCCGCCTGTCCTCCTCTCTGCCGGAAATGTATCCGGGGTAGCCGAGAATGTCGGCGTAGTTCTTCACCTTGTGGAAGACCTCGAGGTCTGAGAGACCGAGACTCTTGATGGCGGTCTCCGCCTCTCTCAGAATGGCGTCGATGTTCAGCAGTGTGTATCGCTTTGCAACTCCGCCCGATTTGGTCGTGCCTACGGCGTACTTCTTTACAATGGGCTCAAGGGGCGTCCCGTCGACCTTATCTCTCGCTATGGAGTTTGCGTGACCCCGATTAAAGTGTTCATAAAACAGCTCTTTTATTCGTACAAGTTCGCGCTGATTTCCAAACTCCGAGAAGTAGTCAAGCTTTATCAAAAGCTCCGTTTGAGCCTTATCTGCAACGCTTCCTTCGTTTATATCCCGCAGAACGTCAACGAAAAACCCGTACTTCTTGCTGTGAGCCATCGCATATAGCTTTTCGCCGACGGCGCTGCCGATTCCTTTGAGAGAACTGACGCCCTTCGAGATGATCCCGCGCTCTGCGTCAAAATAATAATCGCTCCGTGAGACTCCCCATCTCGGCATCGTTACGTTTATGCCTATGTCGTGTGCGTATTCGGTGCCGTTTCTGATGTCATCTTCGTTCGCGGCGTTATTGAGGAACGAGGTGATGAACTCGAGAGGGTGATAGTGTCGGAAGTATGCGCAGAGATAACCGAGTAGGCAGTAGGCGATAGCATGATTATAGCCGAACTGATAGCTCGCGCTATCTTCGATAACCTGCAAAAACTCTTTTGCCTCTTCTTCCGCGACCTCGCGTGGCTTGTCTGACTTCTCGCAGTATCCTTTCAGAATGTCGGGCATCGCCTTATCGAGCCTGTCTTTCTGCTTTCGTCCGATGGCGCGGCGGATGTTGTCTGCCTCGCCTCCGGACAGACCGCATATCTGTTGAAGGAACGCGATTGTGTCTTCCTGGTAAACCAGATAGCCAAGATTGTTTTTTAGCAGCTCGTCTATCATGGGAGACGGATTTTGATGAGGCACTCGCTTCAGCAGTTGGTCTCTGTACGACGCGCCCGTAGGTCTTATACATGCCGTGACCAGAGCCATATCGAAGATGTTGCGCGGCTTAAACGTTTTGAGACTTTTGAACGCATACGCGCCTTCCATCTGGAATATCATTGCGGGGCTCTTTATGATGTCGTCCCACACCTCGGCGTCGTTCCAGTCTATCTCGTGAGTTTTCGGATAGGGAATACCCGCTAAAACGCACGCATCCCTGATTACCTGCACTGTCTTGAGTACGAGAAAATCGTACTTTGCAAGGCCGGTGTAGTCGTGCACGTTGTCCATGTCGAGGAACAGACACGTCTCGCCCTCCTTGTCGAACGTTCCGTAATTGTCGTTCAGCGTTATAGGCGATATCACCATGCCGGCAGGATGTATCGACTGACTTATCTTTGTGTCTACAAGTCCGTCAAAATAATAGAAGAGTTCGTGATACTCTTTCTTGGCGCCGTCCGGGTCTTTCTCGTACTCGCTTTTGATATGCGATATGTTGGGCAAGCTCCACGGGTTGTCGGCGCCTCCCGGATGCTCCTCGTTCCATTTTGAGGCAAGGGCTCGTCCTATATCGTCTATGGCGCCCTTTTCTTGAAGTGTGCCGAAAGACGCGACTCTCGCGGTTCGCTCGGCTCCGAACCGGTCTGTAATGTACTTGAAGATTGCGGGGCGGTCGCCTTCCACGCAATCTATGTCGATATCTCCGATCTCTTTTCTGTGCTCGTTGGCAAACCGCGAAAACACAGTATGCCACGTTTCTGGGTTAAGGTCGATGATATCTGTAACGTAGGCGACGCGGGAGCCCCCGACGGAGCCCCTCGCGGTGCCTATGGCCATGCCTTGTTCCTTGCACCAGGAAACGAGCTCGCTCATACTGAGCATGAACCCGCCCATCTCAAGCTTGCGAAAAACCCGCATTTCCTCGTCGATGGATTCCCTGAATGCTGCGGATTGGGACTCCGGAATTATGCCGGATTCCACCTTTTCCCGGAACTTACGCTCTACGGTCTCCTCAAACTTTTCGTTATCGCGCTCTCTTGACCCGTATAATATCGGGTACTTGATGGCGGTGTCGAGTTCAATATCCTCTGTCATATCATACAAGAGGTTTGTGTTCTCTATCGCTTTCAGGTATTCGTCCTTCGGGAGGGCGTCCTGTTTGCGGAACATGTCAACGAGCTCGTCATACGTTTTATATGTGAGATCGAACGCATCCTCGTCTCCGTAACTCTTCTTTTTGGACTTGAGCAGTATCGCTCTGCATTCCGCCTTGTATGGAGACGAGCTATGCGTATCTGTTCCTGCGATGAGAGGTTTGCCGAGCTCTTTTGAAAGCTCGAGAAGCCGTTTGTTAAATTCCCGCTGATCCGGGTGTTCGTGGGGCTGGACTTCAAGAAAATCATATTTTTTTGCCAGTTCCCGGTATCGCGGGTGGTCTGTGGGAAGTTTATTGAGCGGCGAGGCGAGGCATGCGCTTGTCGATATGATGTTATCGGACAGCGCAAGAAACTCGTCGAAGCTGATCCTGTTCGTATAATAGAAGTGTTCTTTGTCGCAGGACTTAGTGATAAGCGTGTTAAGCTCGCGCACTCCGTCCATATTCTTCGCCATTAGAACGGTATGATAGTTGTCGCGGACTTTGGGCTCAAGGTTCTCGGTCATATATATTTCGACAGAGTGGATATACCTGAGCCCGGCCTCGCGACAGGCCGCCCACTTTTCCGTCCAGTTAAGCGGACGACCATGTTCTGAAATGGAAATTGCTTTTGCCCCCGCTTCCGCGGAAAGCTTAATGTAGTCTTGATACTTGGTGCATGAGTCCAAGAGGCTGTAATCGGAGTGGCAATGAAATAATGTGTAATTATTTATCATATTTACCATCCTCGTTATGTGTTGCGAAGAGGGTAAATATAACAGATGCCAAAACGACTCCGATAAAACCGCCTATAAAAAACCCGGTCCAGAACAAACCGTGCTCCTTTCTTTTACCAGTTGACGCTGCCGTCTCCTATCGATACGACGTAAACGTCAAGATACTGAAGTCCGAAATTGACACACTCTTCGTGTGTGTCGAAGTAAATATCGATACACCTACCCTTAATGGCTCCACCGGAGTCTTCGGCTATGTATTCTTGCCCATTGATAATAAGGTGGCTTCCAAACGGTATATACGCCGGATCTACAGCGACCGTTCTCCCTTCCGTGACCGTTGTGCCAGTATGCGTTGTGAAGTTATCGCAGCACATGGGGCACGAGCAATACGCCGTGCATCTGCATGAGCCGAAATACCACGGATTTTCGTATGAAACCTCGTCCGGGGGATACAGAGAGCCTTCGTCGGCGGGTTCGTCGTATATAATGGGCTCGGGCTCCGGCTCTGCGTACTCTTCTGAATACACCTCGTCTGGTACGGACGGAGTTGTTTCCGCAATATACGGCTCCGTTTCGGCCAGAGTTTCGGCTGTTTCAATATCTGAACTCGATTCAGCCGTAGTCTCCGGCTCTGTTTCGGCAGACTTGGATTCGAATTCTAAATCTGCCGCGGTAGTGGTCTCTTCCGGGTCGGGAAGTTTTGTTTCTATAACTGTGCTGACGGTTTCCTTTTTTGCTTCCTTGTCATCTATGGACGGCGCATGAGCGAATATCGCCATAGGAGTGGTAATAATCGCCGCCGTTAATAATATGGTTGCCACCGCATCACGTGCGGTATCGAATCTTTTTCTCATAAAGGGTTTTATAAACCTCCAATCCTTTATCTACGGGCGAGTCCTTGTCTCCGATGAGCCCCTCCGTATCTTTAATGTAAAACACATTGCAGTATTGACGGAGAGCGGAGATATGACGGTCTGCCGTTATATCGACGTCTTTATCGAGCGCAAAAACCACTCTGACGCCGAGCCCGGCGAGGATCTTCATTTGCTTCTGAGACAGATGCGAGGTCAGGATTGCTCCTGTGTTGTGAATTCCCCACGTGTCTGCAAGAAGCACAGACTTGCACCCTTCGAAAAGTACGATTTCGCGCTGCCGGAGAATGTCCGGCTTGTTTTCCGCGAGACCGTATATCGTATTTATGGTGCCCCACGAGTTAAAGTAGGTGTATTTGCGTAACTTTTTCTCTTTGTAATCGGGGTCGAGCGTTCTCCCCCCGATGTTGACGATTTCTCCGGCTGGATTTCTGATAGGATAGACAAGCCGGTCAGAAAAACCGTCGTAATAAACTTGAAATTTTGTCAGAGAGGCGTCTGAAATGCCCTCTTTTTTCCAAACCGCGAGTTTGTTCTCGACTTTTTCATACTTTTCCATGCAGTTCTGAGGCAGCGGTTTGGATTTTTCAACCTTTTCGTGCGTACACGGCCTCAAAAACCGTTTACAGACCGCCGTGGAGGCCAGTTTATTTGACGCCGGGAGGCAATCTCCTTCGACGCCGGCGTATTCTTTGAGCTTTTCGACTGCTTCGCGCCCCGAGCACTTGAAATAGTACTTCGTAAACGTGAAAACATTGCCTCCGATGCCTGACGAGAAGTCGTAGAAGTTGTTCGCCTCTCGTCGCACGGAGAAAGATGGGGTTTTTTCGTCCTTGAATGGTGATAAACCCCAAAATTCCCCGCCTTTTTCGGTCAACTCAACAAACTGTGAGATATAATCGACGATATCGATGCTTTCAATGAGGTCGGATAACTCCATGGCGCCTCCTTAGTACGGGGTGAACGGGATGTGCTGCTTGGCTTCCTCATATAAGATGTGATTTCCGTCAAATTTGAGGTCGATATACTCTCCGGGAGCCATCTGCATGCCGTTTCTGTTAAGCACTACACGAAGTTTCTTGTTCCCGCACTCGAGCCCGTCCATTTCCATCTCGTCTACGGTCTTATCTTGCAGAATCGCGATGGTACTGGCGTTCCTGCCTATCTTCGCGGAGTCCGCAACCTTGCCTGTAACCGTCGCTTGGGCGGCGCCGATACCTGCAATACCCATATCTCCGCAAATTTTGTTTTTAACTGTATCCACGAACCTTCCAAGCTCCTGATAGGAGTCAAAGGCGTCTCCGTCTCCACTTCCTTTGAAGTAGTCCACGATGAGAACGTCGAGCCCCTGAGTGTGCTGGACTTTTTTGACCGCCGTATAGAGGGTTTGCATATCGAAAAGCGGCAGATAGATGTGCGTGAAGCTCTTAGTCTTGACCCATTCTATCGCGTCGCCTATCAGCTTCGCCTCTCCGCCGGTGTAAAGCCCAGAAGTGATCCTCTTGAACTCTATTCCCGTCAGATTGGACAGCAGTCTCGCTGTGAAGAGCCGCGTGTTGAGCTCGCTGTCGATGTAAAGCACCGCTTTGTCTCTTTTAAGCAAGTCCATAGCGCAATTGAGCAGCATTATCGACTTACCTTGCTTCGCCTCGGCGGCGAAGATGAATAACTCCCCGGGCTCTATGGTCGCGAACTCGTTGAGCGTCGGAAACTTGAAAGGAATTCCTGCGTACCCGTCTTCCTGGCGAGATTTAATCTCAGCCCACATCTCGTCTACCACATCTTTATACTGCGGTATCTCGTTTGCCGTGGAAAACTCGGTCATAACGTCGTCTATTGCGTTGTAAATCTTTTGCTCGACGTTCGTGGCTGTTCTGTCACAGCAGAGAGCTTCGCACTCTCTGAGTTTTCTGAATGTATCTCTTCTGAACGCGGCGTCAAGCACGTTCCCGACAATGAGTCTGTACTCTTCAACGGTATGTCTTGCCAGAACGTCGCTCATATCGACGAATTCCTGCAGCTTTTCGACCGTGATGTCCTTTGCCATGTCTCTAGTGGCCTCGGTCGAGTTCAAAAACTCGATTACGTTATAAGGGTCGATCGTCTCGATACCTTTTTGCGCAAGGCCGCAGACCGCGGTGTAAATACACCGGTTTTCTTTGTTCGTAAAGTGGTTCGGAAGGAGATGTTCGGAATGAAAACTGAATTCAGGATGATGTATGAGTGATGCAATCACTCCCGCCTCGGACTCGAGGCTGTTTATGTCTTCTGCCCGAATGATAATCACTTCCTTTGCATGATTTCGTAGTAACAGCACGACCCGTTGAGTCCGCAAAGATTACGACACGGGAAAAAATCGTATTGCGGATAGAATTCCGTGGATGCTTTTATCCTCTCTACGGTGTTTTCAGCCCATTTTAGCGCCTTTTTATACGCCTCGGTACGGAATGTCTCCTCTATGACTGTTTGGCTCTTAAAGCAGTTAAAAATGAGCCTCACGGGGGTCTCTTCGTACTCCTGCTCGACCGCCGCGGAGTAGATATAAAGCTGAGTTAACATTTTATCCAGCTCGGCGTCGGACTGCGTGGCTTTTTTGCGCTTGCTTCTCGGTTTCAGATCTCTCGACTTATGGTCTACAATTACAATACCGTCTTTATCTCGCCCGATGAGGTCAATAAACCCGCGGAACTTAAGTCCCGCAATATTGCAGTTGAATTCCCGCTCTACACCGAGTATTTCGAGAGGGAGGGGCTCGAAGTTTTTGATAAAATCAAGCCCCTTCTCGAAATATGAGACCGCGATGCTTGGCGACGGCCTCATTCCCTTTACTTCCGTCTGAAAATCAAAGGTATATTTGATTTTCATTTGTTCTCGCGTCAATTCTCCTCTGTAAAACCCGGCCAGAAGCTCGTGCATGAATGAACCGAACGACGCGTAGAACATATCCTCTTCTTCCTCACCCCTGATATACCTGAGAAACCACCCGTATGGGCAATCGTCGAAAGATTTGATGCGGGAGTAGCTCCACGTCATGTCTTCTATCAGCGGTGCATATATTTCACTGCCCATTGGCGACCTGCTTTATAAAATCCCGCGTTGCATTGACGTCTATCAACTTCTTTGCGTTCAGAAACGACAACAGGGTCTTGTAGTTATGGCTGCTGAGCTTATATTTCCTTGCCCATGATTTGAATTCGACTATCAGCGCGGTTTTTTCCTTGTCTCTGAGGATATCCTGAGTGTTCATGAGGGTACCTCCGTCAGAACGGCAGTTCGTTGTCGCCTGCCAAAACCTCTCCTGCGTCTACAACGTCGGGAACGGATTCCGGAGCGCTGTCTCTACGATCCATGATGTCAAAGCTGAAAACCTTGAAGTCGGTATACTCTCTTCCCTTGTCCTTGACATACCTGTTCGTTACGTCGACGTCCCCGAGCTTAATTCTGTCCATCATCTTGAGCTTTTTGGCTTTCGCCGCCGCGGCGGTTCCGCTGAAGATTACGAAGCCCCCGAAGTCCTGCTCGTACTGCTCGGTGTCCTTGTTCTTTCTCGATACGCTGATCCTTGCTTTGGTCATGGTGTCGGTGACGGACTCAACTTCCCATACCGTAGCATAAGCTCCTTGTCTGAATCCCATGTCAGACCTCCTTTGAAGTAGTTATATATTTTGCATCGAAATCCGTGACGAGTTTTTTAGCAAGCACGGGTTCCTTTATTGCCAGATAGTTCGAATTCTTAGCGTAGCGTCCGATAAAAGCTTTTATCTCGTCGCTCTGATCGGGGTGATCCGCGAGGTACGCCTTGATTTTGACGTCAAAATCCTCGATGATGGTAGCGGCGACCGCTTTGTCCTCGGACTCCGCCGCTTCCTTCTGTTTGCTTCTATACGCGTCTACATCGGAGTCAACCTGAGGAATCTGGAAATACTCGGTGAGGAAATACCTTGTGCAATAGGTGAGCCCGCTTCCGAACGCCTGAGAGGGATCGGACTGGGCGCCGATGATTACCCATGGGACGTCCTCGTGGTCTCCGGTCTCATCGTCCTTCCAGTGAAAAACCATGTCTCCCTGAACGAGATATTCGGTGGTCACGTTCTCGTACGGATTGCCGGTCTTGTCCACCTTCGTGTTGGAAAAGGTAGTAAGCTGCACTGTCGAGGTGCCGTGAAGTATCTCCGGAACAAGAGATACGTTGTACTTCGCCATGCCCGCCTTAACCTTGGCAAGAATCTCCGAGATATCGGCGTAGGTGTAGCCGTACCCTTTCTTGTTCTTCTTGACCACGTCCGCGATGGCGCGAATCTTGGCTAGCTTCTGGGTAAGATTGAGTTTTGTTTCTTCCATTACGTCTCCTTTCTTATTCAAACAGCAAGGACGCTGCCTCGTCCGCAACGTGTATTATCCATGCGAACGGGTGCTCCTCGTATGCGTTATATACCGACTTGGGGTCTTCAGAAAACCCGCCCATGTGGCAGTTGATTGCGATTGCCTCTTCCGGAGTAAGCTTGATGAACTGCTGCGCGAGAAAAACCGACTTGCTTCCATGCCCACCGTATCTGAACTTCTCTTTCACGGTATAGCAGTCGTAAGATTCCCACTGTCCTATTTCGTTTTTGCGGTTCCGCTTCTCTGTGGCGTAGAAATTGACCTTGCAGAGGTCGTGAAGCAAGGCGGCGATGGCGACGCTATCGGGAGAGATGCCGCCCATATGGTCACCATAGACCGCGAACAGCTCCTTGGCTGCGTCGTAAACATTCAATGAGTGGTTGAGAAGCCCACCTTTATTTGCCCCGTGAAACTTGGTACTGGCGGGCGCTTCGTAGAAATCCGTGGTGTTGAGCCACGCGATGAGGCCTTCGATTCCCTCGCGACCTGTTTCTCTCAGCAGTTTTTCAAATCTTTCTTTCATGTGTTTCTCCTATCGTGGTATAATTGTTGATAGCGAGCCGAAAAACAAAGCCCGAAGGCTTTGATTTTGGGTGCTAAATAAGTGTGAGTTTCCAAATCTCATAATCCTTTTTGAGGAGGTGTTTGTTGTCTGATTCATAATCTTTTCTCGTAGCTCCGGCCGCCTCTTTCCTCTGACGGATAACTTCTCCGAAACCCATATCGATGCCGGCAATCTCTCTCTCGTGAGCTCTGTAGTATATGCCGGACAGCAAGAGCCGTCCGTAGGTCAGAGCACTTGATTTTGTAAGACCATCCGACTTTGCGGCCCGGGTCTTGATGGCGGTTCGTGACCTGAGACCCTTGACAGTCACGAGGGGTGACGTGTTTCTCAAAAGCAAGTCTCCCTCGCCCCGTTGTACGATTTCCATTTCAGTATGTCCCGGGTCGTGCTGGTTTCCGTGGTTACGCAATCGCGTGATAAGTTTCGATTTCTTACAGAATGCAAAGACGGGGTATGCCTCAATGTATAAGGGATATTCTTTGCCGTCTACCCGGAGACATCCATTTTCCAGGTCTACATTTTCTGCGGTCAGCAGTTCCGCCGCGTCCTCCCGAACTCCGCTGTAGGCAAGCCATAGATATGCTCTCAGTAAATTGTCGAGACCGTTCGAGCTTACCGGGTCGAAAACCTCGTCCATTACCCTCTCCAGATGCGTGGGGTTTTTCACCGTGTGAGATGCCATCTTTTCTACGGCGGGATACTGCGGCGAGATTTTCAACAGGGCGTCGGTGGCGCCCGGTATGTTGTGAGAAAGGCACCACTCACAGTATTTCCTGAAAACCATTAACGGCTGGATGAGGCTGGCCGACCTGAACCCGAGAGTTGCGCTCTCGAGAACCCAAAGGGCGTCGTCCTCTTTCATTGTGACAATGTCCGCGCACATCTCTTCCTCATAGCGTTCTATGGCGTTGAAGAAAACCAGAGCGCGTTGCCTGGATGCAATGCTTGCCGAAAAATCCTGGATGAAGCACTCTTTCAGTTCGGTGTTGTACATTACGTAAACCTCCCTTCCGACTGCGGGAAACAATTATACCACAACCCAAGGAGTTTGTCAATAGGAAATTTTTCTATCCGCAATCAATGTTGTTTTTTTGATGCCTGCCCCGTGGCTCCCCCCGTGTATGAGCGAAAAAACCGTGCCTATTTCCTTCGGACAGTCTTCGAACTCAAAATGATCTACGTCGTCAATCATCATTCTGCCCGAATCCCCCATAAGCATTACACACGGAGGGTTGATAATCACGTTGATGTGGCGGTATGTCGCTATTATTTTAGGGCTGTCCGGGTCGTATCCGGCCTGATTGTCCGTCGAAAAAACGTACTGTTTAGCTGGGCTTTGCTGAAAAAAAGATCTGGCCTCGGCGAGGGACATTGTCTTTTTTGACATAGTTTGCTCCTTTTGCTTGACTTTAACATATTCCCGGTGTAAAATATTAACGAACGCTTTGCTCTAAATGCCCGCGCCGGGTTAACGGTGCACAGAAAACAAGGTGAAGACCACCTTTCTTTCTGTCTTGTGACGTTTCGTGTTTGCGTCACGCGTGTCACGATCTCTTTGCGTTTGTCATTTCTGACCAAAGATACATACAAGTGCAGAGCGTTCAGAAACCGGCGCGTGCCTTGCCGTGGGCGCGTCGGTTTCGCTTCTGGGATTTACCGAACAAATGTTCTATTGTGTAAACATAATCATACCACACATGTCGGACCTTGTCAACAGTGTGTGGTAAAAAATTTGTAAAATGTTCTGGCGTTATTTTTGGGTTCTTCTGCTTGGGGTCGCCAGTTTTTCCCTAATGGCTCTGCGCTCGTTCTGGTCGAAAAGCTCCGGATCGAGACGCATCGGCGGAGGAGAGAGGTGCTTCGACGGCCTGGACAATTTCCAAATGCCCTGAATAACCGCACAAATCATCAGTTCCAGAATGGCCATAATCTCCTCCTGTTCTAAAGGTTATTAGTGAACCTGCCTCTGAAATCGTCAAGTTCTTCTGCAAGGCCGTTCAGCGCGTCGAGATATTCTTCCCTTTCCTGAAAACGCTCTCCGTCCTGCATGTTTTCGGGCGTGTTATCCATAGCGTCTTGCTCGCCGTCTATGACGTATGACAGCAACCAATACGCCTCGTCAAGCTTTCTTGACGCAATCCTGAGACTCCTTCGTCTGTCATAATTCATCGTCATCCTTCCTTCCGTCGTGGATAAAGACGTCTATCATCAACGCCCCTCCTCCCAGCCTTGTGACGTGGAGAAGAGCCCCTGCGTTAAGAAGCGCGTCAAACTCGGCCCGTTTTACGCTAAGCTCATCATATGACGAAGGGAAAGATAATATCGTTTCCTTTTCATCGAGGCTGACCGTTACTGATGCGTCTTCTCTCCTGAAACGGTCAATTTTTTCGCAAATATCGACGATGTTATCACCGATGTCGTCGTCGGCGATAACGCGCCTCAAAAAATCCAGTGTGGCATCCATGCTTTTCTCCTTTTATATTGTATCATTTTGTGTTTTTCTTGTCAAGCCATACGTATTTCTGTTCGAGAACCGCCGGGGAGTTCGCCTTTCCGAGCTTCGTTAGGCTTCCGTCTTCGTGAACCTCGTAGAGGTAGTATATATCCCGCATGGGTCTGCTCGTAACGAGGTATGCCGGGGTTCCGTCCGTGTTCTGATAAACCGTCCATGCGGTCTCGTTCTTCGGGTATTTGATGTTATCTTTCATCTGAATCCTTTCGAGAGTGAATTATTCGATTTCAATATTTTCGCTTATCATAAGCCCGTTTATCCTGTCAACGGACAGGATTGCTCGGGCGAGCAGGGAAGCGCCTTCGGTTATCTCGTCGTCGGACTGTATGTATGAGAACGATATCCTGACAGACTGGCGAGCCTCTTCGGGCGAGAGCCCCATCGCGAGCAGAACCCGGCTGGGCTTGGAGGAATGTTCGTGGCAGGCAGATCCGGACGAAATGTAAAGCCCGAGTCTATCCGCTGCCAGCACGAGAGACTCCCCGTCTATGCCTTCTATCCGCAGGTTGAGTATCTTGCCGCAGTCAAGCAGGAACGAGTGGGGGTCGCCGTTCACATGAACTCTGTCTGTGTTAAATCCGCCCTCCTCCAGCCCGTCCAGAAGCGAGGCGAAGAACCGGGTCTTATGCAGCATTTCAACCTCTCCGTCCTTGCGCGGATCGAATGACGCCCTCTTGCACGCCACCCCGAAAGCCGCTATACCCTCAACGTTTTCCGTGCCGCCTCTCAGTCCGCCTTCCTGCGTTCCGTATATAACCGGGCTTAAAAGCGACGGGTCTCCGGCGTACAACGCCCCGACGCTTTTCGGTCCCTGTATTTTGTGGGAGGATATCGTCGCGAAGTCGAGCCCTATCTCTTGCGCCTTTATTGGGAGATACCCCATAGTCTGTACGAGATCTGACCCGAAAAGCGCCTTGTGCTTGTGACACAACTGCGCTATCTTTCTTATGGGGTTTATGGCGCCGGTTTCATTGTTGACACACATCACGAATACCGCGCCGACGTCGATCTTCACCAGCCGCGCAAACTCGTCCATGTCGATTTTCCCGGAACGGGTCAGCGGTATGTCGGTTACAAGAAACCCTCTATCCTCCAAACTATGCGCCGCGCGGTACAGCGACTCGTGCTCGCCGGCTGAAACCAGGATGTGTTTCTTCGCTATGCACGCGAGGTGTTTCTCCAGTCCGAGCACCATCAGGTTGTTTGCCTCCGAGCCGCCGGAGGTGAATATCATCTGCTCCGGTTTTGCCCCAATGGACTCGGCAACTTGGCGCCTCGCTGCGTCAACAGCCTTTCGGGCGTGTCGTCCAAGAAAGTGTACTGAACCCGGGTTGCCGTATGAACGCCGACGTTCCATCACATCGTAAACTGCGTCGGACTGCGGCGTAGTTGCCGCCCAGTCGAAATAGTATGTCTTTTGTTCTTGGATCAAGCTATTGTCTCTCCTTTCATGATATCCCTTCACTATAGTTATACCTCACATCCCTGTTTTACCCCTGAAAAACAAGGGAAGATGACAAATCTTTTTTGTTAACAAAATCAAAAATCTGCCGTCGAAAGTGCGTTGTTAAGGGCGTTCTGAGGTGGGCTCAATCGTACCACTTTACAAGGGCGACACTATAAACTCCGATATAAACCCCGTAGCGACCGCTGAGTATTGCGAACGCATCGTCGATGGTTTTCTCTCCGGACAGAAGTTCATGAAAATCACAGTCGTTTTCAAAAAGCCCGAACCGCCCTTGTGCGGATGACAGGAAATTCATTCTTTGAGACCAGTCCTTGTCGGTGGCGAACTCGGAGTCGCTATCATATATACGTACCCTCATTTCGCCGTCTCCACCAATGTTCGGAACAGCGAACGTCCACTGCTCGTTGCCGATAAGCGCGCCGCCTATATCACAGTGTGTTGTATATTCTTTCATCGTTTAGCCCTCCTTTATTTCGACAAAACCGGTTGCGATGTCAAATTTCGGAATCGTAATGCGGTACGGCCTGGATTCCCTTCCGAACCCGGACGGGTTCACATGAGGGAGAACAAGACCGAGATACCATCTCGGGTATTCTTCGAGAATCTTGACCGGGACCGAAATCTTGAATGGCGAAAACGCGTAGCTTGCATTATGGACGGTCTCCGGTTGTGCCCAGACTTCCACTACATCTCCTACCTTCATACTAAACACTCCTTTCTGGTGCGGACTACTTCGCAAAAAGAAAAACCCGACTCATGTCGGGTGAAAGATTATGCGTATTATTTACCACGGGCGGCCTCCAACTCCAAATCCGTCTTTGTATTTCCATGTCAGCGTATGGCCGTCAGGCATCGTTGTGTCGTAAAACAGCAGATATTTCTCCGGACCGTAAATCTCACCGAGATACTTCTCAATCATGGCACACGCCCGAAGCCCCTGCAGCTTTGTGACGACAATCTTATGTTCTCCGTTGATTCGATCTCCTTTATCCCAAAGGGAGTAGGAACGGTCGGCGATAACCCCGTGCTTCGCGCAATAGAGGTGATATACTATATGCCACAGAGAGCGGAACGTCTGGTCTCCCGTGCGCTGGGTAGATAGTCTGCTGTACGGCTGCTCATTCAGCAGGGATACCGGGTCGTCTGTCTTGAAAACGAACCGCAGGTCGTCTGCGATTTCCCGGACGAAGTCATCATGTTCTTTGACAAAGGAGCGGGCTAGGTCTTCGCTCTTTATCGACGAGTAAACCTCGTAAAAATCGTCAGCCCATTCATTTGTCGCTTTGGATCTCTCTTCAATTTCCTTATCCATCCTTGACTGCTTCCTGAATTTTCTGACGGGGTATACAAAGAGGAAATAGGGAACAACAATCCACGCTAATACCTGGAGCATACAGCCACCTCCCTTACTCAGTATTATATCATATTTTGTGCGCTTGCGCAACGTAATAGAATTCCGATTTTATGAACGGGTCAAATCCCTCGAAACAGAAAATCTTCGAGCTCGTCCACAGACGCGGGCTCGCAGATATCGTCATAGAAAACCGCGGAACTCCTGAATTCGTCGTATCCTTCGCCGAACGTAATCAGCGCGAACTCCTCCGCGGCGTGTGTGGAGACGTACAAAGGCTGTCGATACAGCCGTATATAATATCCCCTGACTACCTCGGTCGTGAAGTTGAGCGACTGAAACCGAACATCCGGATCAAACGCCGCATAGTCGTTCTCATATCGGATTGTTTGATAATACTTCATATTAAGTTTGGACTCGATATCCGCTATGATATCCTGGGGTATTATAGGCCTCTGGCTGCAATGTGCCATCAGGATACCTCCAGTGCTTTGCCTCTGCGGAACGGGCAAGGTTTAAGTTCATACATTTGTGTTTGCCCTCCGATTCCACATTTCAGCGGCGGCGTTAAACTGCTGCGTGAAGTTTTCAAACGGCTTACACATAGCATCAAACTTTACGGTTTTGCCGACACCACACACGCCGCAATACACAGTTGCTCTCAAAAGCAGTTCGTCTCCGCCACATTTGATATACGATACTTCGGTTTTCGCTTCGCCTCCGCAAAACGGGCAAGGCTTAAGTTTTACCATCGGTTTGCCCCCTTTCGTTCTCTCTATTCGTTGACGACGTTAATCTGGCAGCTCTTCATGACGCTGAGCGCTGCGCGGTGCATTTCCGGGGTGGTTCCTGCACAGCAGGAAGCATCCACGGTAACGTCGACGTCGGGGTACTGCGACCTCAGGATGAGCGCGTTGGAGATAACGCAGATGTCGGTACAGAGCCCCACGATTTCGATCTCGTCTGGAAAGTTTTCGTCGTCGTAATCCCACCACTCGAAATTTCCGAACGTTATTTTGAGGCGGTGCGGAGCGTCGGGGACGCTGTCGATTTCCTTTGGGATTTCCCAGCCCTCTGTAAGATAGATGCAGTGCTCTACGGGCAGATATTTCCCTTCGTGGGACGACAGATAGTTCGGGAGGTGTGTGTCCTTGGTGAAAACGACCTGATCTCCGCGGTCTCTGTATTCCGCGATTTTCTTGATTACCCCGGGGACGATTTCCCGCGCCTCTTTCGTTCCGAGAGACCCGGTGATGAAGTCGTTCTGCATGTCGATGACTACGAGCGCTTTCTTCTTTTCCATTCTCCGCCCCTCCTCAGTCTGTCGTGCTGAAATAGTAGGCCGCGTCTTCGCCCTTGAGGTTCTCGCAGCACCACCCGTCGCACTGTCTCCAGAGTTCGTCGTAAACCCGGGCGAGAGACTCATTCTTCTCGTAGTGCTCCCAGATTTTCCAGTTGAGAACCATGGCGAGCTCAGTCACGTATACCGTATTAGTCTTCCATTCCTCAAAAGCCCGCTTGTAGGTGTCGCGTACTCCTGCTTCTCCGGATGCGTCGGCGATACAGAAGTCCGACCAGAACGTAGTCTTAGGGGTATACCCGAGGGACTCGATTCCCCATCGGGTCGTTTTGGGTATGATGCGAGGGTTGAGTGTTATCATGTCGTACATCGAAGTACCGCCTTTCTGAATTAAGTTGTTCGCAAATGTCAACTATATGCTCGCAAAGCGCGCTCGGGATTCTCGCCCGATCTCGCGCTCCCTTTATGCCCTGAGTCCCAGTTTGAGCCCCTCGAGGAGCAGGGACGTGGCATTTGTCTCCATTTTTGCACGGAGGTTTGAATTGTGGGTCTGGATGGTTTGTCCAGATATCAGTGGGCTTCATGCGCTCCTCTCCGTACTGGCAGTATGTGACTGTGTATCTCGGCAGCCCTTTGACAAAGTCCATCTTGCGCATCCCTCCCCGGGGGTTTCGATAAAGAAAACCCGGGGACGAAGTTCGCGTATCAGGTCTACCACGTGACTGTTTATGGCGTCACACTGTCTTGCGTAATCCGTGATTGGGTCGAGATTCCCTGTTTCCGAGTTTCTCCGGCGATGGTAGCTGATTGCCGCGACCGAATAAGACGTACAGTCCGGTGACGCCCATATGACATCCGGCGCTCCGCCGCACAACGTAATGATATCCGGAGCGGAGAGGGAGCCGATGTCGGCACACAACGTTGGTTCAAACTCGGAGTTCCAATCTATCGTATAAACTTCATGTCCGCGTTTCGCAAACGCATTTGCTATTGATTTGGTGCCGCAAAACAAGTCTAAAACCTTCATACGACACCTCAATAACCCAGGCTGATATATCTCTTCCGCAGCATCTCGCGGAATCTTTTGTCCTGTTCCTCGGTGAGGTTGCAGTTCTCGTAGTTTTCCGGGACGTCGAGCGCGTCCGTCAAGTCCTCGAGGGCTACCGCCGCCGGTATGTAATACCCGTTTTCCATATCGAATATCCGGTAAAAACCCGGCTTGTCGTCGGCGGGTTCGGTCACAAACCAGCAGTCGGTTTTGGTCCGTGTTGCTACGAGGTCGGCGAGCTCCGCTTCGTCCTCGGTGAGAAACTCGTACAAGTCGTTCTGTTTCATCGGCGTCTCCTTTCAGTGCTCATTGAACACGATTTCCTCGCCGGCCTTGAGTGTCCAGCACCCCTCTCCGGCAGCGGCGCATCTCGTACAGTTCCCTCCGCAGAACTTCGCTCCCTCGTGCGCCGTCGTCGACCCGTCTCGGTATCTGACGTGCGCCTCCGGAAGCCCGTGAGGGTTGTTCATCGGAAGTCCCTGCCACGAGGAGAAAATAATATGCAGATTTTTCTGCAGAACCCCGCCTCCGTCGAGAAACTCGTTAACCACGTCGTACTTCTTGGTAAAGCAGAGTATCTCGCAGTGAGGCTGGCGCTTCGCGATTTCTGCCATGTGAGCGAGATAGTAGATATCCGGGATGTCGCCCGAAACGTGGAACCTGAAAAACCGCGAAGTCATAATTGCGCCTTCGACCTGACGCCAGAAAGTGTCGGGGTCTCTCCTCAGAAGCTCCCAGTTCCTTTCGTATGCCTGACGGACTGTCGGGCGGCGGCGCTCATATCTCCTCGCGTAACATCTCTTAAAGCAGGGAGCGTCCCCTCTGCACGTCACGACGGAAGGCAGGGAGACGCTCTTGATAGTTCCCATTTTCGAATTTCCCGGGCTGATACTTACGTCCATGGACTCACCTCATATAGCTTGCGAGGTGCTTCCACTTCTGATATTCTCTTTGTGCGCGCGTTGCTTCGTCCTTGGATTCGAGATATTCGTTTTTCGCCTCGATAAGGGGCTCGAAATACTCTTTCTCGGCTTTTTCTCTGGCGGCAACGGCGTCCTGATATTTGCTGAACATCCCAAGATGTTTGAGCTGCCCGTTAACGCCGATATTTGCCGTGTATTTGCCATCACGCCTGACGAATGAAACGCCGGTATGCCCTGACGTATTATTTGCCTGCGGAGTCTTACGCTCTATGGTACCGAAGTTTGTGTTAAACCTCATGTTGAGCTCTCGGTGTTCTCGGAACTTTTCACCCAGCTCGGCGCCGCGCGCTTTGCCCCGCTCATACGCCTTCTCTTTCTTGTAACACCCGCAAGACCGAGTGTTCCCCGTCCTCAAGTTGTGCTTAAAAACCCGGGTTATTTTCCCGCAGTCGCACTGACAGATAACTCTGTACTTGTACGTGGGATCCTCTCCGACGACCGTCAGTCGCCCGAATCTCAGACCACTCCAGTCAATTGATTTGCCCATAGTTTAATCTCCTTTCTATAAATCCGGACTTATTTGTCCGTTTTATCCTGTTGCTTTATTTCTTGCCTGTGGCGAAAACCTCAATCTCGCAGTCACAACTGATGAGCTGCCCTCCGCAAATGGGGCACGGCTCGATGTCGCACCCGGGATGATGGTAGTGTCCGTACTTGGCGCCGCAATCGCCGCACCGTTGTCCTTCGGAATACCACCCTTCGTCTCCGACCCTGTACCGCTTGTAGAATTTGTCGTTCTTGACCGCGTAGCGGAAGTCACACCCCGCAGCGGTCAGCATTTCCTTTCCGCATGCCTGACATTTTGCCATTTTATTTCTCCTTTCCGTCCATTTCCAAGGCGAGATAGTCATCAACGGCGTTGTGAAAGTCCTCTACAAGAGCATCCATAGTCTTACCTTCGTAGGAGATCAGTGCACGACTTCTCAAAACCTTACCGCAGAGCAGAGAGTCCTCTTTTGATAACTCTACGCTACCAACGTAGCCCTTATACTCCATAGTAAGTGGGAGAGGCTTAAGTTCCTCTATCAGTTTTTGGCCTGCTTCTTTCAATGCTTTCTCTTTATAGTCGAACCCGTGCTCTTTTATCAGCTTGTCGAGCTTACTGATAATCGTGCGGAGCAATACGCATTTCCTGCTGTTGTCGTTGTAGAATCCGTCTATCGCTGTCAGCGTTACCAAAATCTTTTCAAGCCGACCGGTATCGTATTCGTCGAAGCAAACCTGGCAAGGGGGATGTCGCTTTCGCTTGTTGTCCATCGCGTCTCACCCCCTCAGTAATTGCCGGAGAATTCCCCGGCGACGTACTCGACGCCCGCTCTGTCGAGTGACTCGATAAGAAGACCCTCGACGTAATCGAGTATGTTCGAATACGTGGTGCCGTAAAGCCGCGCCATGTTCTCGGGATCGCGCTCGTCATCTTCCGGAGAGGGAAGAGTGACGTCGAAGTCGTCAAGCGCGTCCTCGAAAACCTCGACTATGCTATGGGCGAGGTCGTGTGTGTAGATTTTCTCTTTCATAAAAACCTCCTTAAACAAAAAAGATTTACCGCATGAAACCGAACCCCAACAAGGAGACCTGCTGTGGCGACAGGATCCGACGGGAATGACTCGCCCTTCGGATAAATTGAGATTCGGTTTCACGAGGTAAACCCTCGTGAATATAATGCCAAGCGTTTCAGGTACTTTTAGGGGCGTCGCGACTCCCTTCACGCATAGTCCGTTAGTACCATGGGGCTTTTGGACTCACTCTATGTAGCTGACAGCATTTCAACTTCCCTACTCATAGAGGATGGTCGATATTTTTATCCCGCATCATCCACTCTGCGGCGCTACTTTAGTGTGCGGGCAGGGATTCGAACCCTGCATGGTCGTACAGTTTTGACCTCACGCTCATTGCCTGCGAGCCAGCGAAAACTGTAATTTGTTAGCGTCTACCCATTCCGCCACCGCACGTTTCTGCGGGCAGGGATTTGCACCCTACATGTATTCAGAGAACCAATGGCCTCGCGGAATCGAACCGCGTCTGAATTCCTCCGATGCCCTTCGTAGCGTCTACCTATTCCGCCACCGCCGTTTATCAAATATTGGTTTTATATTGTCCGTTATTAGTTCATCTTCGGTGAAATCCGCATCTTCTTTGCCTCTTTGATGGCAGCCTGCTTTTGTGCCTCTTTGAGCCATACGTTATACTGACTTACCGCCCGATCGAATTCCGCGGCGGTGTATACTATATCGCCTCCGATGGCGCCGCCGGTCGTTATCACCTCGACGTCTATTTTGTTTTTCTCCCAGTCAATGGACAACGACAGCGTTACCGAAAAACCGTTCTTATAATATGACTTGAGTATCATAGTCGCTCCTTATCCGAAATACGTGCCGACAATGTGCCGGATGCGCTCTCTGTACGGGAAATCCTGCGGGAGATAATTCCCGGCTTCTTGTTTGAAATCGAGAATCATCTCGTTGATATCTTTGTATGCGCGACTGAAAAACGACGGGTACTTTGGCATCGGGAAGTAGTACACACTGTCGTAGTCGTACTCCTCGCCGCTGCCCCAGTCGTCCTTACCGTCGTCGCCTATCGCGCACGCCTCTCCGGTGAACTCCGATATCATCGAGATGATGCCCATGTCGTGCAGCTCAAACGGGATATCCGCGTCGTCCACCTGTTCTCCGTTGTTAAAAACCGTGGATGCGATTTTCTTTAGGTCGTCTTCTTCGAGAAGCAGACCGTAATCTTCATACGCATATGCTCTATAACTCATTATATCCCACCATCCCTTCTTCCGTAAAATAGAAGCACGTCCTTCGTGTTAATCCAGTCGCGCTTGTAATTGTTGTTACAAAAATCCCGGTTGCTATACCCGGGCTTTGGAGAACTCTTTTTGTCGCGAGGGTCGTTATAAACCAAACCAGCCGGACCCAGAAATGCCGACCAGAAATCCCCGTACTCCTTCGCTTTTCTCGCAAGCTTAATAGCCTCGTTTCTGGGTATGTGATACGTCGCTATCGCACCCTGCCAGTTGTACTTGAATGCGTATAATTCCTGGGATGGGCTGTACAAATCTACGCGTGATAACCTGTTTTGCATATCAGCACCGCATGTGAACCTATGAATTTTAATCTTCTTCCTCATGCCCAGCACTCCTCGCCGTTAAAATCGAACTCTATGTCCGTCCCTGCGTAGTCCAATTCCGGCTCGCTGAGGTCAATCTCATCAAAATGTTCCCGGATATATTCCCGGAGCTCCTCGACTGAATTCACCGACTCCGGTACGAGTATCGACCCGGTCTGTGTGGCGTACGGGTATGCCGTTACACAAATCTTTTTCATACAAGTCCCTCCTTCACAGGCATACTAATCCAGTGCTGTTATTGTCGCCGATTCCCCTCGAGCGACCGCGACTGATCTTATTGCGCTTCGCAGACAGTCTTTACATAAATTCTCGAACTTTTGCCCGTCAACTTCGAGCGAGTGTATTTCTTGCGGCCTTCCGCAAACCCTCAGCAGAAGAGGGGCATTCGAGCTGTAGATGTGGCCGCAATTGGCACAGGTCTTAATACTCATCTTTCATATACCTCCATCCGTATCAATGATTTCAATCGGCGACTCGAAGTCAAACCCGTTATCTCCGCAATAGTCGTATTCGTTGGGCAAATGGATGTGATCCCACGAGTCCGCGATATATTCCCGCACCGCATTTTCGTCGGTCGAATCGACGTACTCCGGAAGCGGTATTTCCTGCATACCGACGACCTCGAAATACATTGGAAACCGAACAGCCTTCATCTTTTGCCTCCTAACATTCGTAGGCATTCTGCGGGCCGAAGCACTCGTAGGCATCCTCCGGATCCCACTCATCTACCGGGGCGAGTTCCTGTCCGAACATGTTGTACATTTTTTCACACTCCGGACAGAAGTTCGTGTTATGAGCCAGATAAACCCTTCCCCCGCAGGAGCATTCGATAAACCTGCAGTTGAAAACGTCGTGGCTCCCGCATCTCGGGCATTCGTGTTCCGCATGCTCTGTTTCGATTGTGTGCCCGCAATCCCTGCAATAAAATTCGTTTTTGATTTCCATCTCGCGACTCCTTTAGTTATCGTAAACTTTCAGAACTTCCCATTCGTCGACACACGAACGCGTGCCGGCGAGCACTTTCAATTCGTCCGCGGACAGCCCGTAGAAGAAAATCCTGTCGTCGTCGGGGTCGTTGTCGTACTCCGTAGACCTGATGACCACTTCCTCGATGTCGCCCGTGTCCATCCATCTGATAAGACATCTGGTATCCATTACGCGTCGATCCTCCTTGTAACGCTTACGTCCTCGCTCTCTTTGTCATAGATGACAATGCCAAGCCCGAGAATTCCGCAAAGCGCCTGCATTTCCAGCAGAGTCTGCTTGCCGGGATCTTTCACCTTTGTCCACGCCGTTCTGTTGCAAACATCCAGACGGGAGGCAAGTGTCGGCGTTTTGAGACGCCGTTCGCTCATCTTGGCGTCAATGAGAGCCCTGTACCTATCTCTGAATTTTTCGTCCTGTGTTCTCGTGTTGATGCGAGCCATGTTTTCTCCTTTCGTGTATTTGGTTTGTTTTTCCGTGATCTGCGGTGTCTTTCAGGATGCTCCTGAAGACCGGTCGTCGCTGGAATTCGGGCGGACTGGAGGGGCTGGGCTGCGCGCAGCCCGCCGCGGCAGGCACGGTTCAGCGGAAAACCTTCCGAACCAAGCCGTGGCAGAGGAGGAACTGCCGCCGGATGACCTCCTCGGACCCGGAGCTGTAGCTCGTTCGGCATCCCGGGATCAGCCTTCTTTCTACCCACAATTCCATACTTCCGCTATCGGCGGGAAGCGCCTCGTTGAATAAAAACCCAAGAGGCTATACATCACGGTGTATCATTGTAATGATACTTGTTTGGAACGGCGCCCAAAGAAAACACTGCGTCATGATTATCATCCCGTGGGATGTGAATCATGACGTCATTGTTCTTTGCGCCTGAGGATTCCGGCTCTTGCGGGCGTGCCTGGACGTGTCCGGCACGCCCGCACCTGGCTCGGAATCCAGACGGGCAACAAAGAGTTACGTTCGCGTCTGCGGAACGTGACAACGAAAATGCAAGATTTACGGTTGCCTATATTCGCGCCGTTGAGTTTGTTGTTAAACGGTATCCAAAACGCTTGTATTGTGCAAGTTAAAGTTTTGCCCCAGCGCACGACGTTTTTCCGGGGGAATAACGTCGTCGCGCCACACCGACGTCAAGTCGGCACGTTCGCGATTGCGGAACGCGGCATTGTAGTTTGAACCACAAATGCCTATCTGCATACCGTTTTATGCAGGTGTAAAACCTGCGATTGACATACTTGACACCGACTTACACCCCGGTATGTCAGCGGTTCTGCTCTGGAGTTATATAAAAGCTCGCTGAGAGCTGACGATGCTGGGTAAATAAACAAATCCGGGTTTTGTGATCACATGAGAATGAAGACTGGGAGAGGATCCTGGATATGAGCTGTGGATAGCGATTCCACAGCTTCGACTTCGGAGTTCTCCCTGCCAAAAACCAGCAAGAGTAGGTCGATTGCCACCCCGTTTCTGTGTATTGGGGTTGTTTTACCTTGCGTAGATTACTTGGCTCGAGTGCCTTGAGCGAGTTTTCCATCGCAGACCCGTGTGCTCCATCAGGAGTGCAGTGTGGGACTCTGGCTTGTTTTCGCTCTGGCAAAGTGTGCCGCTCGCCCTCGGCGGGGCGGGTCATGATATTTCTATCACGACTGTGCATCACAAAACCCGTTTTGTTTATATAAGATTTCTTATATCGTCTTTAATCATCGCCGGAATGTCGGCTCCGAGTTTCCCGCCGACATGGGCGACTATCCTGTCAATGGTGTCTCCCTCGACCATCTTGTAGTACGAGCGGAGACCCTCGAGGGCGTAAACCCTGCCGATGTCCCACTGCTTGCCGTTCCTCTTGTCAAGGACGTACGAGTGGAGCATTGACTGGAATTCCCGCTTTTTACGCCAGCCGACCGTTATCTCGTTGTCTTTGTTAAGCATGACCCCGAGATTCCAGTTCGATCCTGCGCGGGAGCCGTATCTTGTCTTGCTCTCGTTAATCGAAAACGGAGCGCCGAAGAGGTCGAGTGTTATCTTGATAGCGTTCTCAATCTTTTTGACGTCGAAACCGTATCTCGACGAAACCAGAATGTCGTCCGCGTATCTCGTATATATGTACTTCTGTCCGTTGAAATCCCGGAAGTCATTTGAGAGGGTGTGGTCTATCGGGATCATCATCAGGTTGGTGATGAGAGGGCTGATAGGCGTACCTTGCGGGAGATGCCCGCCGAGGAACGCGAGGTCGAGCGCCTTTTCCAGAAGCTCGCGCCCGCTGTCGTTCGCTATCAGTTCCGAGAACGGATAAACCATTTGTAACATCTTCGTTACAAATTCCGGCGTGGTGCTGCCGAAGAAGTCCGAGAAGTCCAGCTTGGCAAACCAGTGGCTGTCGTTCATCTGATGACGCTTGACGGCGTCGATTACCGACCTGCCTCTGACGTATGCGAACGCGGAAGTGTGGTAGAGCGCGTTGAATTCCGGCTCCTCAAACAACTCTTTCAGCTCGTCGAGTGCCCGCTGAAGAGACGAAACCGGAGCGTCGATGCGGCGAAACGCCGTCTTGAAAGCCGCCGGAGCGTCGAACAGAGACGCGTCAAAACCCGCCGAGGTCAGCACCTCGCTTATTTTCCCGAACACGTCCGCCCTGAGACCGTCGTCTTCCGGGGTGGCGTGCTGTGCGCAGAGGCGGTGAATATGTCCTGCAACGTCCCCGCAGACCTTACCCGAGTCGCACTTCACGTACCTCGGCTGGGATGCGAACATATCCTTGAAAAACTTCTTCATGCCCTTGTCTTTCTTAGCGCGGTAAAACGTCTCGTACAGAGTTTCCCGCCGCTGTTCGAACAAATCCGCGTACTTCGCGTTGAAGTTCGCGAGCATGTGCGCCATCGCCGGAACCTTCGCCGTCTGTCTGAGACGGGGCGGAAGGAACGCATATGCGTCCGTTCTGGTGTTGGTGCGGTTCTCGTTTATCACCGACGGCTTCGGGTTGTCGTTGAACAGAAGGTCGTCAATGGACATCTGCCTGAATATCTTCGGCGCCGGTTGCGTTACGTAAACTCTCATAAAAACCTCCTTTGTGTGTGTTTGTGTTTGTTGTAAACTCATGAATAATCAGCATCTGATACTAACTTTATATAAGCTTAAGATAAAATAAGTGAGGGCGTTCGACAGTCCAATGTGAGTAGTCAAATCCTGTGAACTCGTGTAATCACAGGGGGTAATGACATAGATTTCATTTGGTTTCCTTATCGGACATAAGGAGATTCTATGTTTAGCAACTTACCTGCAAGTTAGTCCTGCTGACTCTTCTCATTTACCCTCGGTCAAAGTGATACTCCCGCTCTGCGGCGGGGAGCTGCCCGTGAAAGGATCGCGGACAAATGCTTTACAACAAAGTCATGTTAAATTGCCGTGCCCGGGGACTCGTATTCTATTGATCCGTTTTGCTCGTACCAGCGCCCGTCTCTCCCATTCCATACAAACCGCCAGTGGGAATCGTCCTCCCCGGAGAACTCTATTTCGCCGCCCAGAATCTGGAAAGCCCGTCCGGCCATGGAGAGAAAGTCGATTACTTCTTCTTCACTATAATTCCCGTACTCGTGAAGAACATCAATCGTGTAGAAGTGGAAATGCTTGTTCGGCGCCATAAGCCGGAAGCCCAATCCTCCGTGCTCTGCCAGGTCTCGCAAGGCCTGTTCCGACGGGCGGGCGCTTCCGACGTCGATATACCCGCTGCCTGATGCATAGTAACCCATTTTGTTCTCCTTTCTTAAAAGTCATGTTTGTGATTGTGTTTGTAGTTGAAGCGGGTAGTTTGAGTTTGTGTATTCGACGTGCCCGCTGTCCTCGAACCAATGACCGTCCCGGAAAGCGTACCGCCATAAATACCCGTCTTCTCCCTTGAAGTCAATTTCCCCTTCGACGATAGGGTGACGGGATACCGCTGTAAGAAACTCAATCCAGTCTTCGTCGTGATATTTTTCGTCCCCGCTGATTCCGATAAGCGGGTTGTTGGACGCGCTCTGGTCGTTCCATATCTCAATCCACAAATCTTTCGCGAGCTCTTCGATTTCCCGTTTTGCCTGTTCGTCCAGCGGCGACCTGAATCTGATCGAGCCGCCGTAGGTTGCGTAATATCCCATGTGCTTCCCCTTTCTTAAAATCCGATAAGCGATCCAAGCTCATCTGCCGAGGCCGGGGTAAACCTGTCGGCGAACTCCAGCGCCTCCGCCGGGTACCACCACGATTCGCCGTCGACCGTGACCCGTATGATCTGTTTTCCTTCGTCGGTCTTGCTCGGAAGGCCATACACCTTGCCTTCACGCCCGGCAAACTTGACCATGGATGAAACTACCGGATCCATTCGCTCTGTAATGTCCGGCGAAATCCAGACTTTGTCTCCGTGCTGAAGAGTCAGCAGTTCGCTATCTGTCATTTTTCTTCTCCTTTCATAATGTAACACCCGTCCGGTGTGGACATGGTAAGCTCCGTTATCGGCACGGGGGCTTTGCCGTTGTCGTATTCTGCGTATGCTGTGAGTATCCGTTGTTCGTCACAATCGGTTATATACTGCTTGTACTCCGGACCGCACTCAGCCTCGGTTTCATCAAAGCCGTCTTTTATTACTTCCTCGAGCGGCTTGTAAAACCATGTATACTCTACGAGACGCCACGGTTTTTCCTTGTCTTCTGCATCCGGAGAGTAATACCCGTAGGCGTAGAAATGCACCCACCGCGTACCGTCGTCGTCGGTTCCGACGGCGAATATCGTATCGAGTGTCTCCCTCATTTTACGCCTCCAGAAACGCGAGAAGCTCTTCCTCTCCGGCGATCTCGTACGCTCCCATGCGTTCTATCGCGTCCTCGGTGTAGTAGAAATCGTAGAGTCCTGAGTTGTACCGAAGCGGTGCGTCCTCAGGGTTGATCCAGAACTTCACGAGCCCATTACCCTGATGGGTTATCCTGTATATCGTGTGTGTCTCCCCCGCTCTTTCCGCCATGGATCCCGACGCGCCACGGGAGTAACGGATGGAATCCGCATCCGCCAGAACCACGACGTCGCCCACCTGCAGGGCGTCTATTTCTTTCGCTGTGAGCATCTCGTCATCCTCCTATTCCCAAAAGTTCAAACACATCGTCCTCGGTTGCCGGCTCGAATTCCGGACCGTCATCGACGACCGTAACAAAAAGCCGCTCATCATAGAAGTATTGGCCGTTGTCTTCCAGAATGTGATACCTCGCGCCGTCTCTTTGTAATCCGACGTATGGTATGTCTGATATTGTGACCACTTGATTGCAAAATGCAAACATCTCGTCCACGATGACACACGGTGTGAACAGATCGTTCATTGTGTCTTCGTCGCAAATCAGGACGCGGTCGCCGGGTTTAAGGTGTTTGAAATCCATGGCCGCATCCCCTTTACTCGAACGCCTGAAGCGTGAAGTTGAAGCCGTCTACGAGAACCGTTCTCTTGAGCGGGCGACCCTTGATGAAGTTGATGTAGTTGTCGACGCCGAGGGCAGAAACCAGACGGACGGTGGTGGCGACCCCGAGGGTCATGCCGCAGGCGGAAACCGGCGTGGACTCTTCCGCCTCTTCATCCGTGAAGTTCATCGTCTTGAGCAGCTTTTCCCGCTGTTTGAGGTCGCTCCAGTCAGCCGCGAAGTGCTGCGCAGACTCGAGAAGCGTCCTGAAGTCGAAAACCGCCTTGACGAAGGGACTTACCATGTGCTGGGTCAGTATCTTTTTCCGCAGTTCGATGCTGTCGACCGCGAGGAAGATATAACCCGAGAGCATTTCGTCTTTCCAGCCCTCGGACTTGAGCCGGATGGAGCGTTCCGCGTCCGGATTGATACTGACGAGGATGTCTTTCAGCGCCTCTGTCTTCAGGCGCCCGATGTCCTCGTCACGGAACATCTGGTTGACGATGTTCTTGCTCTCCACTTTGTCAAAATCCCACAGAGTGAGGTTGGTCACCCCGCATCTGACGAGATTTTCCGCGACCGTGGAGCCGACGGAGCCGCATCCGAGGATGTGACACCGCGCCGTGTCCTGATTGGGGTTGAAAAACTCAAACGATTTGTTCAGATCCATGCTTCTTTGCCTCCTCCTGTTCGTATTTGTATCTGTAGATCGCGTCTTGGATGGCTTCGTCCCGGGCGCTCTGCCAGTCCATGTCGTATTTGTCCTGATAACGGCGCTTTAAGTACGCCATTGTGGGCACGAGATGCCGAAAAGCCTGCTCGCTCACGCCATATGACTCGAAATCCTCGGAGTCGAAACCGTCGATATACATCAGGATGTCCTCTTTATCGAACGCCCCCTGCTGTTCCTCAAAAGCGAGGTAGAGTTCCGAGGGCGTGAGCTCGAACTCGACCTGCTTCCCGTTGATTTCTCTCGTTATTTTCATGGCAGGCACCTCTCGACCGGTAAACATCGGGAATGTGGAACTGGTTTGTATACCTCCCGGTAGAGTAGTATGGTGCCCCACCCATCCGACCTACTTAAAAAAATCATGTCTGATATCGTCATGTCCGGAGTCAATACCGTGCCTTCTGTGCCGTCAACAACGAGCAGAATACTTCCTTCCTTTGCCCACCGGACATAAGCATCGAATGGTAATACCAGAGACAGCGCATCTTCGAGGTCCGTTTGTTCGTCGCATCCATACATCGGATTCAACTCGGCGGAATGAGAGCCGCCGTAGCCGTCGTTGTATACTACGTGAAGATTAAAATTCATATCCGGCTCCTTACATATCCCGCCAGGACGGGTCGTAGTAGTCGCCGTACAGGTCTTGGTAATACTCATCGAGAGAGTCGTACTTTTTGCCGTTAAAACCCTCGACGCGACCACCCGCGCCTTCCTTGTAACTGTTGCCCGAGTAGAAAGAACCCTTTGAGTAGGGATTTTCTTTCTTCTTCGGCGGTACATACGCTTTAATCATCCCCGCCGCCTCCGTGAGGAACTTCTCAAACCCGAGCCCGTCGTCGTTTACCACGATACTGATGTCTTTGTCCTCGAAAAGCAGGTTTTTCTTCATGTCGTAAATCCAGCAGGTGCTCTCCTGCTTCTTGTTCCAGATCATGAAGATGTAGAACATCTCGTTCGTGAGCTGGTCGAGGATTTCAGAGTAGAAATCCCGGTCTGTTGAGCTGGGCGACGTGCCCATGTTGACGTGGGAATGCCCGTGACCTCTCATCTGCTGCTTGACCTCGACCGGGAATGTGTCCACCCACTCGGGACAACGCTCGTCCTGATCTACGGTCGCCGACGTTACCACCTGAGGATAAACGAGGATGTCGGAGATGAGATATTCGTGATTGTCGAGATCACCGAACCTCTCGGCGAGGCAGTACCAGCCGACTTCTTTGTCGTTTTCCCTGATGAGAGACTGCATTTTGTGCCACGCTATCTCGGAAAACCGGATAGTCGCCTCGTCTTTGGTCGATCCGACCGTCGCCTCGAACTTGAACTTGCCGTCCTGAAAACGTCCGTTTGAGAGAGCGAGTTCAAACCGTTCGCGGATGTCGTCGTATTCGTCTTTCGAAATCCTGATATGCTTTGCCATCATCATTCTCCTTTCAGATACGCTATCGCGCCATCGGTGTCGGTCACAGTGCCGTCCGGAAGCACGAATCCGTGCATGTTTTCGGTGGTGTCTCCGCACAGCCACTCCATGAATTCGCCCATGACCGTGCTGTCGTTGAAGTTGAGGTTGCCTGTCGAGGCGATACACTGTTCTATCGCCTCGATATAGCGGTGTTCAATAAGAAAACCCTGTATCGTGGGAACATACCCCGAGATGCAGCGGTGTCTCTGAATGTGCGGGTTCGGAATGCAGTCCGCAAATTCCGGCTCGTTATACGATACCTCTCTGCGAGCATAATCTGTGCCGCCGGACATGAGGTGGAACGCCCCGCACATATTCATTTTGATTTTCCGGTCTATGAAAATCGCCGTGAGGAGCGACTGAATGTCCTCTCTTATGTCATATGGGACGTTATCGTACAGCCAGCTTTCGTCGTTCTCTATGAAGTCCCGGGCTACGTCCTCTTCCCAGAACATGAGGGTGTTCTTGCACTTGAACCGGAGATCTCCGCCCTCGCAGGACTCGAAAATCAGATGCTTGTTGGACGCAAAATATCTGGCGAGTTCGTCGCTGTCCGCGCCCTCCGCGATTTTCTGACGGATCCCGACGAGCATCGCCTCTTTCATACTGCGCCTCTGAACGAGCTCGGATATATTTTTGACATACGATTCGATGTCACTGGAGATATCCGCTATCTCGCTTTCCATGGCGTCCCGTCTTTCCTTGAAGAACGTCGTCTCGAATTCCCGCAGACTTTTGTCTCTGTACGCGGTGATGAAATCAAAGTTTGATGCGAACTCTCTGAGTATCGACTCATACTTCAGCGAGTTGTCCTCGCGGAGCGACATCAGGAGCTCCTTGCTCTCCTTTGCGATACCCGCCTTGGGATCGAACAACCACGGCAGGCACACGGGAACCGAACACTGCAGGTAATGATACCGCGCCATGTCCAGCGGCGCTGTGTAAATCACCGAAACCCGGGTTTCCTCGTTGACGATACACGAGACCTTCATGACGGACGCGTAGAAATCCGTGACTTTCTGTACCCGTTTGAACGACGGGTTATCGGAGAGGGCTGTCGCCGTCACCTCCTCAATGTCTTTGCCGTTGGAGTAGATTGACAGGAAGAGCGTGTCGATATAACCCGCAATCCCTGCCGTCATCGGCGAGGAAGCCTCGCGAATGTCGAAGATGAGGCGGGAACCCTCTGGCACCTGCTTGTCGAACAACATTCTCAGCGTTGCGACGAACGTGGTGTCATTCCTGTACGGCAACCCGTCTATTCTGTCTTTCCAGTGGTAGTTTGCCTGCGGCGTTGTCAGCGCCGTCTGCGTCAGTGTGTTGCGAAACATTGTGTTTCTCCTTTCTTACGTGTTGTTTTCTGAAGGGGAAAGCCGGAGTCGAACCGGCGTTGCGATTTGATTAAAGCCCTTTTTCTCTGCACTAACCATCTTCCAAAGGTAACGACTCTTGATACTGGGACGTTGTACAATATTTCTACTATATGGAGGAGACTAAAAATCCAATCGTTGCTCAACATACCTTCATTTTCCCCGGAAAGCCCGCCCTTGGCGGGCGGGATGTCACGCGTTCTTGCCGAGGGCAATCTGCGTGAGGCGGATCTCGGTGTTATCGAACCCGAGAGCCCCGAAGGTCATTCCGAGTTCGTCGGCGTTCAGAACGTCGCCGTTGATGCTCCAGTTCCCGCTGACGTTGGCGCCGGTGGTTGCCTTGTACTCGTCGATGACGGACTGAACGGTGGTCTCCGCGCTGACGGTCTTCGCGGGCTGAGTGTCGACTGTGGTGGAAATAGTTACCTTAAGCATTTGTTTTTCTCCTTTTCGTTATTAAAAAATTATTGTGTTCGGAAAACATCGGGCTCCGGGCGAAAAACCCGGAGCCCATTGCTTCGGCGTACCCTTACGCCAGTACGGTGACCTGAGACTTGATTTCGGCGCGTGCCTTATCAATCTCCTTCAGGACTTCGGGAAGCCCCGCCTCAACCGCGTTGAGCTGGGTGATCGCCGCGCCATAGGCGTCGACGATGGCGTCCTCGATGGTCTCGTCCTCGGAGATCGCGGGACGAGCCACGGTCACGCAAGCGAGACCGGAACCGTCGTTGGACTCGGCGTTGAAGATCACACCGAATTTCCCTGCTTCACCGTGGCATCCGGTGGATACCGCGAATTCCTGATTGCCGTCCTTATCCTTCAGGACGAGGGCGTCGGGCTTCGAAGCCTGAATCTTCTTGAGATCCTCGAGCTTCATGCTGCTGACGATGACCACTGCATCGCCTGCCACTGCGATTTTAGACATAGATGTATGTCCTCCTGTGAAAAATGTATTTACCACTCCCGAAGGAGACGGTATCATAAAAACCCGCCGGAGTTTAAGAAAGAGGGAAGAGAAAACAAACACGAAAACACATCTATGCGTTTGCCGCGGTAGCGTGTGTCACGCTTCTCTCCGGCGGGGACGAATGCCCGGTCGTGCCGCGGCAAAGCCGCGTCCGGGCGGGTGTTAGCTAAGTTCCAGCAAACCGAGAAGACCCTCCTCGGTGCAAACGGAGCTTCTTTCTTCTTTATGCTGGGCGTAAAGCTCGATTACTCTCTCCGCCGCTTCTTCCGGCGTCATCATGGTAACGTCGCCCTCGTCCCAAGGAAACTGATATGACTCTACGAGCCCGTCGTCTGCGTTATAGGTGCCGTTGTGGCACGCGATATCACCTTCGTGCCACGGAAACCGTATTTGGGCTCCGTCGAATATGTCATTGACCGTATACGGGATTCCCGCATACTCAATCATGTCCGCAAGCTCATGGATTGCCTGTTTATATTTGTTCATATCGCTCATATCGCCGAAGTCTCCTTTGCAGTGATTTTCTTGCCGCGTGCTCGCGGCGGATTTCCCGCCTGAGATTACGGTACTCGCGCCGAAGGGCACGTTTCTTGCGGCGAATATCCCGGGCGTTTAGAATGTAGTCGTAGGCGAAACCGCCGACCACAAGCACGAGAAACTCGATGACAAACGCAAAAGCGCACCATTCGAACATCTCGTAAAGGAACGCTCTGTCCATCACGCATCACCTCCGAGAAACCCGAGGAGCTCGTCCTCGGTGCAAACCTTGATGGGCTCCCGCCCCAAGATTCTCTCGATGCAATGGGAGTTCCACATCCAAAACCCTTTGTCTTCAACCATCGTCAGGCCCGGACCGGGACTTGACACAGTCATTACTTGACCGAGCCAGCAATCCATTTCGCCGTGCAAGTTTTGACAACACCCCGGGCCCCAAGACGATACTATTTGTACTTGGTCTCCGGGTTTAAGGGCGTCATACTCCTCTATTGTTATCATAAACCCACCCCGCTAAACAGAAAATCCATGAGCCCGTCCTCGGTGCAAGCGACGGGCGGATTGAGATCGACCGCACGGGCAATCGTGCCCTCGGAGTAGAAATACGACATGTCGTTCCCCCACAGGTCTCGGAAGTAGAAAACCCGGTGTGTCGCCAGAACCTCTCCGGTTCTGGGGGAAATCTCGTCTTTGTCCCAGCAATCACGGACTATCACCTCGTCGCCTTCACGCTGTAGCATCTCGGGCATTACGCAGTACCCGTGCTCCAGCATGTTTTTCCCGCTCTCGAGGATTACGTGGTCGCCCGGCTGGAGAAGCGCCGCTTCTGCGTACGTCATATTTGACCACCTCTCAAGCCGGGCAGGAAACCAGAGTGCAGGTCTTGCTGTGCTCGAGTTTCCGTGCGAATTTCTTGGCGAGATACGGCGACGCGAAAAGCTTCGTCACCAACTCGCCCTTGGCGTTGTAAAAAACCACTTTGTACATTTTGTTTTCCGCCTTTCGTGTTTGTGTTTGTATTTCCACCGCCGGAAACCCGGCGAGTGTTTGCATATTGAAAGCGCCCCGTGTAGGGGCGCCGTGTTTGTGTGGTCGGGCTGAAGAAGAAAGACCCGACCGATAGGAGGAAGAAATGACCCGGGACTCGATTGCCCGTGATAAATTCGTTATAATCCGAGGAGGGACTCAAGCTCGGTTTCCGTGGCTGGCGTTACGTCCAACGCCTCGGCACTGACAAAAAGCGAATTGGAGTTTCCGAAGGGGATAACGATAGAGCCGTCAGGATACATGTACCCAGCATAGTGGGTCGAAGAAGATCTGATGGTCTCTCGCTCTCCCATGTTTTCATAGGTTTGCTCGGTTACTTCTCCGTAATAGCGGACGTCAAATTCCCGCTCCAGTTTATCAACGTTATCGGGGATTATGTACTTGGGGTGATCCGAGATTGTGCTAAACCCTTGAGCCACCGAAAGCCCCTCCTCTCTTTATGAAATCTGTGTTTTATTTTTCGGAAGCCACATCGCCGCCCCGAAGGAGGTCATCAAGCGCTTCCGGCGAAGCCGCGGTGAACCGGACGTCGGGGTCGAAAACCTCGCACCCGTTTATGAAGGGAATCACCAGCGTACCGTCGGCGAAAAGCCACCCGGTGAGCCACCTCCACTCTACGTTTGTATGCTCTCGATCTCTGTATTCGGCGGTGCTGTCCGTGACAAACCCTCGGTATGTCACGTTGTGCCGGTTCTCTATTTCCCTGATACCGTCTTCGTTAAGCACTCCCGCCTCCATCACGCCCACTCCTTTCGTCGGCTATAAAACCGTGATTTTATTCGGGAAGCCGTTCGGCGGCTTCGACGATTTTCTCGACGATCCGGTCTGTGTGTGCACACTGATTTCCGAAACTGTATACATATGCGAGAAACTCATCTGCCAAACCCTTGATGTCGCGGACGGCAGACAAAACCTCAGCATCGTAATCAGACGGGACTCCACAATCCCGTTTTATATACCATTCTGGTGCTATCCGAGTACTGCATCTGTCTGCATCGAAATCCTTCGACCAAACAACTTCTGCAAAATCGGACTTTCCGTATTTCCTGAGTCTTGCATAGTAGTACTTTCCCGTGAGTCTGTCTTGATAAACCCGACCGGCTATCAGTTCCGGAAAGTCGAGAACCACGGCGAACCTGTGGTTTGTGTCTGTATTCAGGGCGTCCATGAACTCTGCGTAATTCGAAAAACCCTTGTCCATCTGTAGCTCCTTTCTGCATATAAAAAAGCACCCGTTGGGTGCTTTGTGTGTGAAAACCCTATCATTTGACCGGCACGCAGACAGAGATCGCGAAACCCAAGTCCGCACCGCGTGTCGGACTCAACGAAACTTCAAATTCCGGCGGTGTGTGTTCTGTGATAAAAGGCACGTCGTCGCCCTTAATCGAAAACCCATACAGCGGAGACGTGATTATATCATAACGTATCATATCATTGTAAACCTCGACTGCGAAATCCGGCTTTATATCGTCCTCGATTTCCCCATGTGTGCCGAGTTCCCCGAGATATGACATCGAAATACCCTTGAGAAATTGATAAATATTATCAGGGACTTTTGCGTTACCCGACATCGGATCGTTCTTTTCCCAAAAATCCATGGCTCGTTTTCTGGCTAAACTTTTCGCCTGTGATAAACCCATATTGAGCATCTGCTCAAATTTCCAGTCGAGTTCTTCGCTTGTTTCCAGCACGCCGTCGTACTGTATCCATATACGCAAAAGCCCGTCTGTTTGTTTATATAACCCGAGCATGGAATTCCCGGGCATCGACCCGAACATTGATACACAATCGTTGGCGCTCAATTTCCCTTTAGGAAAAGGAACCTCTGCCTGAGAAACGAGTCGCGTGTGATCCCCGAAACGTGACGGAGCAGGGCGAAAAAAAACCTCGGTATACATATCCGGATAAAGCTTTTTGAAAACCCTCGCAAACTTGTCCGCGGAAAACTCCGTCCGTATCAGTTTCCTTATATCAGCAACCGATACCTTTTCTTTTTGATATTCCCGCCTGAGCCCATCTATCTGGGCTTGAACGAACTCGTCATTGTTTGCGGCGTCGTCCCCGTAAACCGATTTGAGAAACCCTCGAAATAACTCTCTTGCTTCCTTGTCCATAAAACCCTTCCTATTATAATGTAGTTTCAGTCCGATAAACCTATTTTACCACGGAAGGGTTTGTCTGTCAAGATTACCCGAGAAGCGCGAGCCCGTGACGCTCAAGAGCGGCGTTGCACGCAAAATCCATTTTGTGGGAGTCTGAATAACCCACGGTCGCGATCTCCATTTCCATGTAGAAGTCCGCGATTAGTTTCTTTGCCTCGGAAACTTTCATTTTCCCGACGTCACGGTCTCCAATTAACCGTGATAAAATCCGGTCTGCCATACTGTATTTCCCTCCTGCTTATATGCTTATTTTGGAAAACCCTATTTGTCTGCTCTGCGTTAGGGGCTTGCAACCCGTCGGGAAAACCCGAGCCGCATTAGACTGGGCAGGAAAACCCTGCCCTTCGGTTTGTGGAGTCACGGGTCACCGAAAACCGTAATTCCCGTATTCATTCCCGTGTGCTGTCCACGTGTTTGACAAACCGTGCCAGCTCACGGATGACCAGAAAACCCGTGACGCATATCGCGATGCCCACGGCTGCCCATTCGCTGATTTCAAATACCATTGAAAACCCTCCTCAGAACGGCTCGACCACGAGCCGTCTTTTTCCGCGCAGAATTCCCCGCGCGACCAGACGCTTGATTACCATCTGTACTTGAGCGCCCGGAAAAAGCCCTGACCATTCGTCACGCCTGCCGTTTTCCACGGCAACGATGTAGATCTTTTTGTCGTTCATTTCAAAAACCCTCACTTTCAGCACGGCTCATACTGCACGCGGAAAACCCACATAGTTTCCGTGGGCTTTTCGAGTGTCAGTCCCGTGGGGCGAAAACCCTCGTGTTTGTACTCGCAGTCGCATTTCTCTTTTTCCAGATAATGCTTGGCAAACCCGTCGATACGGTTCACCATCTTGTAAACCCGGGAATAAACCCTGCGATTTCTGCCGATTACCACGGCAAGGTGTTCGGGACGCGGTGTCTTCATTTCAAAACCCCTCCTATTAAAAGTTCGAGGTCTTAAACAAGAACCCTACCACGCCCGCGAGGATCGCGAGCATTACGAATGCGCCTATCATTTCAAAAACCCTCCTATTTGTTTCTGAAAAACCCTGCATATCTGCATTACCCATTCCGCACCACGTGGAGGTTTGCAGGATCGCGGAACACAAAGGGCAGGGAAAGCCCTGCCCATTTCTGAAAAACCCTCGATTATGCGTCCTTTTTCTGCTCTTTGACGAACACGGAGTAGGGAATGCCCTGCACGAAGTGAGCCATCATATCGACGATGATCGTCATGAACTTGCCCGCGGGAACCGGTTTTATCCTTGCAATTCCCTTTGAGTCGTGCACGAAACTGCACTGCTGAATGAAGTGCATATCAGGGTTGATGACGCGGCAGTCGATGCCGGCGCCGTCCATGATATTCTGGATCCTCTTGCAGATCTGGGTGTTGCTGTCAGGCGTTTCGCCCGCTTCTTTCGCTTTGACCACGCGGCAGAAGAACGGGGACTGCTTGTCATAGTCCTCGTGCTTCAGCTTGCAGATGTTCTGCTCGCGCACGGTGAGTACGGTCAGGAGTTCAGCGATCTCTTTGAGCATCGTCGTGTCGATCTTGCAGTATTCCACAAACTCTTTCAGGTTGAGTCTGCGATCCGTGTCAATCACGGAAATGCTCTCGACCACTTTCGTGTCCTTGTTACGGGTTTCTTTCACGCGCTTGCCGTCATACTTCACGGCATTCGCGAACGCGATGAACGGAGAGTCTGTCTTTGCGAACTCCGCATACTTGGCGTGACGCGCGTTAGTGTTGAACTCCTCAACCTCTTTGTCGAGCGCCGCCTTTGCAAGCGAATACTCTTTCGCCTTGCCCGTGAGCAGGGCGGTCTCCGCCGCGGACAGTTTCGTTGCCATCGCGTCCTTTTTGTTTGTTTTCTTCGTTGCCATAGTACATTCTCCTTTACGGTTATGAATATTCTATGGGCTGGTAAAGCCCATATGACAGCGCCCCGAGCATCTCATAACTGCTGGAGGCGCTGATAATACGGACTTTACCCGTAGAAACGTACTCTTTTAACGACTCGCAGATCTGTCGCTGGCTCGCGAGCGCGCATCGGGACAACCTCGTAGAAGTTGTCACCCATTTTCAGGTGGATCCATGGCGCAAGTCCCTCGTAGAAGTCCTCGCAAGAACCGCCGTCAAAAGTGCGAGCATGCGCTCCTTGACAGTTTGCTTGTCGCTCTTGTCCGTTCCCCGACCTCGGGTTTAGTTTCGGCAAAACTGTCCATGCTACTCAACGTCTCATGGACGAACGACGTGTAGATCCCGTACACGTGAACGCTTGCACCGCACGCTTGCCTATGGGCGAGCGTGTCGTGTAGGCGCTCACGCTCCGCGTACGTGGGCGTACGTGGGCGTGCCGTGGAGCGTGACCGCTCATAAAACTCCCTTTCGGGCGTTGCACGGCGTTCCGCTCCGCGTACGTGGGCGTACGTGGGCGTGCCGTGGAGCGTGACCGCTCATAAAACTCCCTTTCGGGCGTTGCACGGCGTTCCGCTCCGCGTACGTGGGCGTACGTGGGCGTGCCGTGGAGCGTGA